ATTAGCATTAGCTAATTGTAGAGAGAATACAACATCATAAATACCACCATTGCGTACATATAGCCTTGAATCGTTACTAACATCTATATAGACACCATTAACTTCATGCTCTGTGTCCCATGTCACTACAGCCGTATTACCAGCACTTGGTGCTAATTGTTGTGTTGTAGAAGTAAATTCACCATAAGGTGCTGTAGATGTTTCTGCTGCATCACTAGATGGTGCTAATAAAATAATAGAATCAAAACTTATACGTTCATCATACAATGTCGTAGTCGTTGCCCAGCTTGTATCTAATGTAATTGTTCCTGTGTTGTTTGTTTTGCCATTCATGGCATTATTTACAACTTCTGATATTTCACGAGGTGTTCCACCATTGTATGGTAATACACGAAACTGATTTGCCATTATCTTGTTCCTCTAGGCGTTATATCAACATCAACTCCTATAGCTGATGTCCAATTACCTGTCGGTGTAATACTTAATCTATGATAACGACCAGAACTTCTTAAACTTGCTCTATTTTCATCATCTGTTGTTACAGAAGAGCTGTAGGTAATCGTATCATCTAACATCTTGCGTGATGCTACTTGTATTGTTGATGAGCCATTATCTATTTGTGTTCTAGCTAATGTAATTGTGCTATTAAATCCTATTTCTAAATCAGGTGTCACAATGTTAGCAGTAGCACTAGAGCCATTAAATGCTACGATATATTGACCACGAGTGCCTTTAAGTGTTGCAATACCACCTGCCCAAATACTACTATCTAGTGATGCAGGTAATGTATCTATTGTGCCAAAGTTATCTAATGCTTCTAATGTTGTAGTAGCAGTTGCTGCGTATGCCATTGTAGTAACATCTGTTTCTGCTCTTGACCATCTTTGTATTTGCCAGTTATACATAATGAGTTCACGACCACCTGTTGCTTTAGGATAGTTCCATACCACTAATTTATTAACAGGGTCAATAGAAGAACTAATGGTAGATAATGAATTGTAGTCAAGATTATCAAAGAAATATCTATCAATCTTTTCAACACCGATTGGAGTTACGACATTACCATCTGTGCTATAAAAGCCGTCATCAGATAAGAAGAATGATGTTGCTCCATACTGTGCAATAGAGTTGCCCTCAATACAACCTAGTCCTCTAGAAATCGTGTCTAGCTGAAAAAATAAAGGCGAACCAGAATATGACATCCTTATAATTGCCTTCTCTAAGAACACTAATCCAATCTCACCACCTGTGATGCCTTGAATTGTATTTCCATCTGGCAGTAATTGAAAGTCTGCTTGTGATGCACTACCACTTGTCCAGTTAGTAAAATCATTAATATCTGACCATTGAACTTTATTAGCTACACCACCAACATGAGCTGTTACTACAAAATCTCTAACTGTTGTAATGTATTTAGCCACAGGTGCATCAGCACTTGCATCTTCAAAAGATACAGATTGGTTTACTTCCCAATATTGCACTTTACTATTGTTATCAACAGCTAATACATTCGGACCAAATTGTGTGAATCTCCATTGTGAAGCATTGTATGTATCACGATATACACGACCACTATCTGCAACACTAGCAATATCTGCACCTACTTGTGCATAAGTAAATGTCGTTGTGCTAGGAACACTAGCCACAGTAAATGTGCCATTAATACCTGTGTTTGTTATCGCACCCACTGTTACTGAATCACTTACACTATATCCATGTGCAGTCGTTGTTGTAATCGTAACGACATTAGATGTTCTTTCAATATTAGATATAATGCGACTAGATTTAGATACATTAATATGGTTTACACCATTGTATTGATATAGTTTAGTTGCACTGCCTGAGAATAATTGTGTTACATCATCAAACTTACCTGATACTGTTGCAATTAAATCTTCACCAGAAGCAGAACCATAGTTTTGTGCAGTAGGAAATGGTTTGTAGCCAACTTGATTTGGCATTACATTTTTAGCATCTACTAATGCGTTCACTGATGATGGTTGGTCAGGCAACCACTCTGTAAATACTATCCTTTGCGTAGCCATGTGTCATTATTCCCTGTAATTTCTGTCCAAGTTTCAGTACCTGTAGATACTGTTGTCCAAGTTTCTGTTCCTGTTGTGCTGTCTGTCCATTCTTCGCCTAATACATAACCTGTTGCATTAGCAAATGCTTCGGAAGTCACTGCACCACCAGCAGACCATATTACATTTGGTAAACTCGATACTGTTGCGTTAGCAGATATATCACCTGAACTATGTTGTATTCTGTATCCGATTGCAGTAGATGTAGCATTAGCATTTACATCACCATTAGCACTGTAAATAGCTACACCATTAGCTGTAACAGATACATTAGAGAATATCACTCCTGATGCTCTAGCTAATGAATATCCATCACCACCAACCATAGCGTATGCAGATATATCAGCGTTACCTAATCTTATTCTTACACCATTAGATGTAACAGTAGCGTTAGCATTAATAGAGCCACTACCAATATATATAATAGTTCCTAATGCTGTTGCTGTTGCATTGGCTGTGATTGTACCACTCGCTAATGCTAAAGAATATCCGTTAGCAGTAACTGTTGCACTAGATGATACATCACCACTACCTAAATATAATTTAGAACCAAGAGCCGTAGCTGTTGCAACTGCATTAACATCACCAACTCCTAAATGAGTAGTGCTACCTAATGATGAATAAGGTGCTTGTGAAAATGCGGTTAGACCGAACATTTATTACTCGCAAGATAAAGATTTTAATTCATCAACAGTTGTTACGCTATCAACAGTATTTGTAATATCACGAAGTCTTTGTTTTTCAGCAACAATCGCAGATGTGTCTGCACCTGTTTCTTGTGCCTTAATAAACAATACATCTTGTGCTTCTAGCAAAGGTTTACGCTCTGCACGAAGTCTATCTTTAGTAATGTCTTTAGCTTTAGCTATGTCTATTTTTATTCCCATGTCCATGCGTTCCTAAATGTTCTGTCAGAAGGTATCTCTGACTTGTCTACGATATGATACTCTTTACCAGCTGGTACATCTTTAGCTGCAATTTCTTCCACAGTTAAACCACAATCTGCTGGAACGATTATGGAGATTGTGCCGTCATCATTTGTATATATTATTCTTTTATCCATAATTTTTCCTTATCTCAATATTGAAACAGATACTATTGGTTGGTCTTGATTAAAATTTGATGTTGTTAAATATCCTGTACCAAATCGAAAAGCAGAAGATGTTAAAGAATTAACACTAATAGTTCCAAAGTTTACAGAAGTTTCAAGTCCTGTACTTAATACAGCTGAATAATTAGCATCAGGTAGTGCTATAGTGAAATTAACACTGTAATCACCAGTACCATGGTCAGTAATACTTGTCACATTACCACTAGCCCTAATAGCTACAGTTCCAGTACCATTAAAATTAACCCACGCTCTTGCTGAATATGATGGAGCAGAGCCACTTGCTGTTGATAATTGGTCTACTGCATCTGTTGCTAGTGTTATCGTTTTACCAGATAGGTCTAATGTAGATGCTAAATCATCAGCAACAACACTGCCATCGGTTATCTTGTCTATGCCTGTATCGCCACTTATATTAACTGCCATAATTTATTCCTTATAAAGATTCTTTAGACCAAGTTTCTGTATCCCAGTCCCAAACATATTTTTCTGTTGGTTTTTTTTCTGCATCAACTACTAATTCTCCAGCCGTATCAACAGCACTAACATAATCAGGTAATTTTTTGAATGTGTTATTTGCTGAATTATACCAATATTTAAATGATTTAATTGTATCTGGACAATCTTTCCATTCAAATCCTGTATGAATAGGAAATACATTTTCAGCATCTACAACTTCTAATACTCGTAGACCTGTATCAACATTTCCTCTTTTTTCATTTAAACTTATTAATGCTTTTTTTGCCATGATTTATCCTTAATATTCAACAATAACAACACCAGCAGCACCAGCAGCACCAGATGTGTATCCTGATGCACCGCCTCCGCCACCACCGCCATAGTTATTCCCAGCTTGAGCAGCAGCCCCTTGTGCACCTTTACCACCACCACCTACATGACTGTTACCACCACTAGCACCACCATATACATAGACGTGACCATAAGCATTGTCACCATCAGAGCCAACTAAATTTAATTGTCCACTTGAACCTGAACCAGCTAATCCACCTCTACTGTCAGAACCATTAATGTATGTAGCACCAGCTCCACCTGATGCAGAACAATATGCTCCAAATGATGATGTTCCTCCAGAGCTACCACTAACGCCACTTGCTCCACCAGCACCACCAGCACCTATAGTAACTGTAATATTTCCTGATACAGCAGATAAATCTAAATACTCAATCGCAGTTCCACCGCCACCTCCGCCACCACCATATTCAGCAGAGCCAGAACCACCGCCACCGCCTCCTACGACAGTTACTTTAACTTTATTTACTCCTGTTGCATCAAAGTTTCCTGATGATGTAAATACTGACATACTAGAAAATCCAGCACTAGATTCTGTGATTAATGTGCCTGTACTAGCTGGTAAAGTAAGTGTATTCGCTCCTGCAACGGCAGGTACATCTATGGTTATCTCACCACTTGTATCGCCTTTTAATTTAATTGATGCCATAGTTTATTCCTTTGGATATTTATCTTTAATTGCTTGAATTTGTGCTGCCATGTCAGCAGGGAATACACCTGCATGAAATAGTGCATCTAATTGGTCACCGATAGGTGGGTATTCTGCTTTTCTTTGTTGCTTGTAAGCATTTGGGTCTGTCCAAGCATTAACAGCAGATTCATCTATTGTTACCTTATTACCATTTGCATCAAATGCACCAAGTGCATCATCTATTGAAACTACATTTGGATATAATGCGTAAATTGCTTTATGGTTCATTATGCTCCCACCTCCAATGCTATTAATGTTGCAACACCACTGCCACTAGAGTAATCAGTTCTATTTACAAAAGCTGTTTCACCACCTGATGATTTCATGTACATTTTATAAGTTATTGCACTTGTTGTTGATGGGCTATCTAAATAAGAAATTGCAAAAGGTGGTAAAGAAAATCCATCTAAGTTTGTTCTTGATGAGATTAATCCATATGTAGCATCACCTACATTTGTTGCATCTCTATATACAGTATAAGCAATATATGCTGTATCGCTATCAAGAGTTCCACCCATAAAAGTAGAAATTAATAATATTTTACTTGATGTGCTTGATGGTGTTATGTTAACAGACAATCCAGTTACTTCAACAAATGATGTTGATGTTGTACTAAATGTGTCTGTTTTAGTATCTTGCACTACCTGTAATATCTTACCAAGACCATCACTAGTTACAGATTTACCACTAGCCATAGTCAAACCATTACTATCAATAGTAGCAATCGTAGCACCACCTGATTGTAAGTTTATTTCACCAGACGTGTCAGATGTAAACTTTAATCCATCTGAGGTATCTGCGTTAATTATACTTGCCATAGATTTTTCCTATAATATAACCCATCTTTGACCAGATGGAACTGTTACTGTTACGCCTGTATTTAAAGTGATAGTGCCAACAGACATTGCGTTTTTACCTGTAGGTAATGTGTAGCTTGTAGTGACTGTGCCGTCATTAAGATGGAATACTTCGTCAGTTGCTGCACCTGTTGCTCCACCACCTACTTGATTCCAATAAGAACCATTGTATCCTTCAAATCTTGATAATGAACTATTATACCTTAACATACCTTGAACAGGGACACCATTTCGCTGTGCTGTTGTACCAACTGGGAGTGTAACTGCATCTGTTGATGTAAAGATACCTGTTCCTGTTACTGCTAGATTACCACCTAATGTGCTTGTTCCTGTAACTGATAAATTACCACCAACAGTTAAATTATCGCTATCTGCACCTGTTTGGAAATCTTTTAATTGTGCCATTAACTCACGAATAGCATTATTAACATTACTTGGAGCCATGCCCTCTGCAATATTAATACTACCTATATCGGTATTATTAGCTGCATTTGTATCAAATTCTGATATTTTATTTTTTGCCATTATTCTGCTTCCTCTGGTGTATTACCTTCTGCTACCCAAGCAAGATATTCTTGGTAGTCTGTGTTAGCTGGGTCTAATGGGATACTGTGTCTATCATCTTTCAATACTCCACACATCTCATTAGTTTCTAGGTTGTTAATTTTTTTATATGTTGGCATATTATAACTCCGCACTAAAATCTAGATAAGAACTAGTTGATTTCATTGTTATGATAGCAGCGTGTCCATTTGTTAGACTTGAAACTTGAACTCTAAAATTAACTACATAAGGACTACCACCATCTCTTGTTGGTCGTTGTACAAATGATGTGTAATCAACTCCTCCTGATACTAATTCATAGTCAGCATCTGTTCCTGTATTAGACATTGTTGGATTAGTTCTCATTGGTATAGGTAAATGCAACACTCCCCTCATATAATTACTTCTACAATGACCTACACCATATATTGTATTTGAGCCATCATAAGCGTGTTTAAAATAGTATCGTAAACATCTATTTAATTCTACATCATATGGTCTGTGTTCAAATGGTGTAGCTGTGTCACCTACTTCTAGTTGTACAAGAGATACTTGCCATGTTGCTCCTGATGTTCCGACTACAGATGTTGCTCCTGTAGAACTGCGATAGTTTGCACTTGCCCATGAACCAGCAGTGCCACTACGAGTAGTTCCAACACCTAATCCAAATCCTAATTTTATTCCAACTCCATTTGTTGTTAACCATGTGCCAGCAGTATCGCCAGAAATTGTTACTGATTTTTGTTCCCATGTATTTGCTGAAGAAATAGAATACTCAAATGGATAAGACCTAGTATCATTACTATTTCTTAAAGCACCACCAAATGTTCCTGTTAAAGATGATTTAACCCAAAAAGATAAAGTAACAGTTTTGGCATTTGCTGTACCCCACCCTAAACTTGCAATGTTTAATCCTTCTATTGGTTGGTATACAAAAAAGTTTTCAGATGCTCCAACTGTGTATGCAGATAAAGATGTAACTTTTAATCCATTTGTAGAATTATTTGGTGCATCAGTATCTTGTTGAACAGAATATTTAGAAGATTGTGATTGTACGGCTGCCCATCTATCTAATGTATATGTGTCGGTTGTAATGGTAACACTTGATCCAGCATTTCTTTGGTCTATCCTCATATCACCATTGATGATAAGATTTCTTGTTCCAAGAGCACCAGCAACCGTTGTTGCTAGTTTGCTAACAGTAATAGCACTATCTGCCACCTGTGCCGTGGTCATTACACCAGTCACTTGTGTATTGGCAACAGTATCAATCTTAGCGGCTGTTACATTTCCATCTGCTATCTTATCTGTGGTGATTGCATCGGCTGATATCTTAGCAGTCGTTACATTTCCATCCGCTATTCTGTCTGTTGTCACTGCACCTATGTCAATCTTATCGGTCTGCACTGAACCTGTGGCAATTTTGTTTCCTGTAATTGCACCATCAGCAATCGCTGAAGTCTGTATTTCACCACCTGAGATGAATGATGTTCCGCCTACGGTTAAATTTCCACCGACCATATTCAAACCGGTTGCATCTAGGAATGCAACATTGGCTGTCGCAATCTTCAATGCAACATTGGTATCTGATTGTATGGTATCAACTTTTATTATTCCAGCCAATTTTATATCCTTTTGTTATTCATAGTATTTAGTTGTTATCCCTCAAGGGCTTGGAGCCTTGTTTCTAAATCTTCTATCTTGGTAATAGCTTCTTGGAGAGCAGCAGTTAATAGTGGTACAAGTTTAGCTTGGTCTATGCCTTGATAAACTGGATTGCCTTCATCGTCTACTGCATCTTTAGTTCCTGTAATGGCTTCTGGCACAATGTCTTGAACTTCGTGTGCATAGAATCCATCAACTGTTCTATCAGGTTCTGCAATAAAGTTAAAGCGATATGGATTAAGTTGTTTAACTCTTGTAATTCCATCTGTAATGTTTACATTATTTTCTTTTAATCGGTAGTCTGATGATGTGATAAACTGTGTTCCAGTATTATCCATATTCATTCCACCAACATAAGTAGCACCATAGTAATTTAATATTACATTTGTAGCACCAGAGTTTGGTTTATTAAATCTTACTATTGAACCTCCAGCTGCTCCTCCTTTTGAGGTTCTCCATGCTCCACTAGCATCAGTTGAACCATTAAACCATATTACACCACTACCGTCTATAAGCATACGTTCTGTGCCAACAGAAGAAGTTCCTGTTGAAAACTTTATAATACCTGGGTCGGTATCTCTTGCTCCGCCAGATAATTCAATAGCACCACCATTATTACTTCCACCGCCTCTAATTCTTATGCCACCTTCATTATCACCTCTAACTTGAACATAACCATCGCCTGGGTCATTTCCCCCTGATAAATGAAGTGCATCATTTGTATTAGTTTGATAAAGGGTTAGTGGAATTCCAGAAGTAGGACTAGTCGTATTAATACCTACACTGCCATCAGAGGCAATACGCATACGTTCTGTGTTATCAAATCCTCTAAATGCTAAAGAATTATCACTAGCATTAAATTGAATTCCTGTACTAACAACATCACTTTGAGTCCCAAATTGTATTTTTGCAGTTCCAGTAGTATCAGCACAATTTATTCTTATTCCAACATCAATTCCATTTCTATTAATATGCAAATCAGAAGTAGGACTACTTGTACCTATCCCTACATTACCGCTAGAGTCAATACGCATACGCTCTGTTGATGAAGTTCCTGAACCAAAATAAATTCCACCACTTGCTGCTCCAATAGAACCAACTTGTGTTGAGTCTCGTCTAAATTGTATAAACTCTCCATCATCCGATTTTCTTGCCATTAGTAACGGTTTTACACCATCACCAGTCATAGCGTTTGCTTGAAAAATACTATTTGGAGTTGCTTCAAAACCAACGGTTGTATAATCAATGGATGTTTTTCCAACCAATACAGCATTATCACTTGCATTAATGTATAATGTGCTAGTATCAAACGCTGTGTTTCCACTGATTGTGGGTGAGTTCAAGCTAACTGTTTTGCCAGTTAAGTCAAGTGTTGATGCTAATTTGGCCGCTGTCACATTTCCATCAGCAATATCCGCCGCTATGACTGTACCATCTGCTATTTTATCAGCTGTAATGGCACCATCAGCAATCTGTGCTGTGTTTAATACACCAGTAATGGCTGTGTTAGCAATCGTAGCAACACCAATTGTTCCATCTGCACCCACCATCTTAGTTCCAGATGAGCTGTAAATACCATTAGCATTCATTGTAGCAATTGAATTGCTACCAACATTCATCGTCAGAAAACTAGATTCCGTTGCGAGTGTATCAATTATTATTTTTCCAGCCAATTTTATGTCCTCTTTTTATAAAAACCTAAATGTAAACCTTCTTTAAGTTTTTCATTTACATTTTCTGGTTTAATTCTAAAGTTTCTATTACTATTATTCATCCAAATTAAACCTTTTATTGCATCTGACTTAAGTTTTTTTTCTTCTTCAGTCTGTATTCGTCCAAGAGCATATACTCTTTTTTTATTAGCTAAAGATATTTTTCTTTTAGCTTCTTCAGTATGTTTATACCCTAAAGCGTGTTTATTTCCCTTAAAGCGAATAGAGTTTTGCAACTTCCATTCTTCAGTGTGTTTCTGTAACCCTTTTTTACCTTTATTCCAAGGTATTCTGCCCTTAAACTTTTTAATGGTTTCTTCACTGTATTTTCTTCCCATTGCAGCTTCAGACATTCTTCTTTTAGCTTCTTCAGAGTGTTTATATCCTAAAGCACTTGGTTTTCTATTTCTTAATTTTTGCCTAGTTTCTTCGGTTATCTTAAAACCTTTTTTAGAAGGAGGTTCACGACCACCTGTAGCAATATTTAAGCAATATTCATCTTTTAGTAATTCTTTGTTTACATATTTAGCTTCAATTTCAAATATATAATCAGTTTCACCAATACACAATATTTCATAATTAAAATTATCACATCCATATTTTTTAATTTGATTTTTTATTCTTTTTCCACTACCCCAATATAAATTACCAAATCTAGTTTCTTGTGTTATTCCTCTGTGTTTTCCAATATAATACTCACCGGTTTTATTATTTGTAATTTTATATAAATGTGAAACATTATCCATTAAAATATTGTCCAGGTACTATTATTGGAAACGCTCACCACAACGTTATTCGCTACGGTTAAAGGACCTGCCGAACTTCCATTATATCCTGTTGTGATTGTTGTATTTTGTGTTAATTCGTTTGCATTGATACGAATAATTCCATATTGATCAGCCGCCAAGTAAGGTGTTGTAACGACTGAGCCTCCAAGATAAACCACTTCAATGTTATCTGAGGCGGATGGTGGAGCCACGGTGAAAACGAGCTGACCATTAATCACAGCATAGCTGTCGGTCTTTTGTTTTACCCCATCAATGAAAACTAATACAGAGGCTTCATTACCATAT